CACTTGGTCAGCGGCGACCCGGCACTGGGCGAGCTCGCGGAACGGGATCTCCTTCACGCCGATCAGGAACTGATAATTCGGGTCGGTCTTGTTCCAGCAGCTGAACTGCCACGGCTTTTGGCAGACGCCGGCATAGCCTTCACCCCACCACGACTTCTCCTTGCCGTCGAACACGCGGTTACGGATCGTCCATGCCACGGCAACCTGCCCGGCGGCCCCCTCCCCGCGAGCCTCTCCCCACAATGTTCGCGCGAGGATGTCGCGGTCTTTTTCAGTGACACTCATATCTTTCTCCAGGCAAAAAAATACCCGCTCAAGGCGGGTTCGGTTTCTTGTCTATATCAAATTGAAGGGGCGGCACGGGCCACGGTTGTCTCTTCGTTGTACGGCTCTGGCTGCTCAGGCCATGCGGGCTCAGTTGGCCAGATCGGCTGACCCGTCACGCGCCCGAGCAGTACGCGATACTTTTTCCATTCGGCGAGTGCCGATATTCGCGCAGGCTTTTCATCAAGTTCTTCGGAGAGCGCGTAGTCGCCGTCGATGGCATCGTTGATCGCATCGATCCGGCTTTGCAGTGCGGATATTTGCGCGGTTGCCAGACGGGTGCGTGAGTTGAGCATGGCGGATGTTTCACGCAAAAAATCTTGCGCGACGATCGCGTCAATCAGCTCCTGCGGAATCTCGTCGACGTAAGTCTCGCCAACCATCAAATCCATATCGGGATTGATGGCCCGCCAGCCTGTTGCAGTAATCGCGTAGGGCATATTTCACCTGTCAAAGTAGTAACCAAGGCCATAACAATTGGCGTTCCCGCCACCGGTTCCCTTGTAGGTAATCGTGCCGTCGCTAGCGATTGGGCATCGGCCGTTGAAAATCGTGTTTGGCCCAACGAATACCATCCAGCCCGTGTTGATGTTCGTTCCTGCATCCGAGGGCGTGAACTGAACCGCAGCAGTGCCAACGTTCTGCCAGGCGCCTTCCAGCGTATGAGCAGTGACTGGCGCTATCGGCCGAATGGTGAATGCGGCAATTGAGGTTCCAGCACTCAGCAGTCGGAAGGGGGCTCCCTGCGGGTTTGCCACTGTGTACATCATCGAACCATCCAGCGGACGGTGTACAAACTGGTAAGCCCCCAGGGCATTTGTATTTATCAGAATGGAGCCGATGTATCTGCGAGTGTTATCACCGGTCTTTTGAAAGGCCTGGTTGTAATAGCGCACTGGGGCGTCTAGCGATTGGTCAATGGTTCCAGCATCCGTCAGATAAAGATGCACAAAGGAATTCACTTCTACCACCCCTCTCGGAGTGATATTGGCGCCGGGGTAGGTCACGACCTTTCCTACGGAAGGGACGTATGCACTGCCCGGGCGTATGGCTATGCTTGTGCCTGAAGACCAGACGAGCGACAGTCCTTCAATGAAACCTTGGGCACCGCCGATACCGCCCTGCTCGCGGGACAGAGGCGTGGTCAGTCCAGTAATAGACGTAATGTCATTGTTGACGCCCTTCGATGCCTTCGATGTCGCCTGAGACTGGAGCTTGCCCAATGCTGCAAGCACGGTGTCAGCGGCCACAATCGCAGCCGGGGTGCTGGGAATGGAAAGTCCGGTCAATGCAGCCAAGCGAACACGGGCATCGGTGAAATACTTGTTGGTCGCCCCCTCCGCCAGGCCATCCGAGTTTGTCAGCCCCAATGAGGCGCGAACACCGGCCAAGGTGGGATCTTCGCCCAGTACTGCCAATGCGCCGCCGAACTGGTTCTTCAAGCCGTTGAAAGCGTCGGCTAGTAGTTTCGGATAGCCCTGCACCGGCATGATCGCGTAGGCAGATCCGCTTACTGTCGCGCCTTTATATCCGGGGATGATCGATAGCTGGGTCGGACTGGCGATATTGCCGATCTCATAATTCAGCCCATCAGGCCCTACAAACGCGTCGCCCACCCGAGCATTGGCCACAAAATCGGCATTCGTCCCTACGACAGTCGTTGATCCGCTGGTGACGGCGACTGTTCCCCCTCGGAGCCAAGGCATGGTGTGTCCTTTTTTTGGTCGAAAAAAACCCGCTCATCGGCGGGCTGTGTGTTGGTTTAAAGCGCGCGCATCGGCCTGGCGGCAAACGTGGTCCTGCCGTTCTTGGCAGTGCCACCCTCGGAACTGACCATCGCCCCCACATAACCATTGAGTGTTGAGCGCACACCCGCATGAAAGCCGCAGGGAGTCTCGAGGATTGTGTTGCCGTTATTGATCTTCCCGCCCAGCAAAGTGGACGCGAGAAAATAATCCTCGTAGGACCCAGTCCAGGGCATCTGGCACCCACTCCAGTAGATGCCCGACACTTCGCCTCCCCTGTTGTCGAGCGACCAGCCCTCGTTGATCGGGAATCCTGTCAGGACCAGCAGGTTGTCCGCTCCAACGAAGATTTGCTCATTGGCTGCATTGCGCAGCCGCAAATCATATTCATTCGGTGGAGAGGTCGAGCGGAAAGTCGCAGCCAGCCACTTACCGCTGCAGTCCGTGCTGTTGAACGGCGCCATCAAGTGAAGCTTGAAAGCAAAGCCCGTCCAGTTCCCAGGGCCACCCGAGTGAATCAGCGTGTGGTACATCCCTTGATTGTTCGGGTTGAGGAAAACATGTGGCGCTTCGGCGGTGGTGATCGGCGACGAATACGTGATGACGGCAGTAGTGATCGTTGTCGGCGAAGCGGGTGTTTTACCTATTGCGTAGTTACCTGATGCAGCGACGTTCAAAACCTTGTTTTCGCTATCGATCTGAAAAAAGTTCGACCCGTTTCGCGACCGGAACCCGTAGTCCATGCTCGCTCCTATTGGTATGTCAGGATGAAAACGTTGAGTACCACCCCCGGCCCACGCCGCACCCTTAACTGCCCCGTCGACCAGAAAACGGCAGGCAAGGCCGCGAATTCATTGGTCGGATTGGGCAAAGTTACGCAGACGAACGACTTCGCGGTGATCTCCGGCATGCTGATAAAGCTGGTGAAGTCGCTGGTGATCGGAGGGACGGTGACCTGTTTTGTCACGACTGATCGAACGGTCATCGTCGATGACTCCAGCGTCACCCTTCCCAGTACGTCCTTCGTCCTCGCGCCGTAGTAATCCATCAGGTCATCTTCCCGAGCGCTGCGCGCTCGATGTAGTTGAGGTCGTAGACGTAAATACCGTTGTTGTTGAGCAGCGTATAGCCGCTGTCGGACTGACCACGTAGCGTGAACGTCCCCGCGGGAATGTTGATTTCCAGAAGCGGCAGGCCCTGGTTGTTCAGCGCTGCTGACCTCAGCGTCATACCGAGCACCAGCTCCTTGATGAAGGCCTGGCTGATGATTGCCGTGTTCATGAACACCTGGCCGCCCTGAACCACGAACGGCGCGATCATCTGCCCGCTGACCTCATCCAGAATCGCAAAGCGCTGGGCGAACGCGAGGATCTGCGACTCCTGCAGCTCGCCATCTACGCCAATGGCCAAGCCAGCCATGACGGTTCTTCCGCCCACCGTGGTGGATGTCTTGATCGTTGTCAGGGCTGAAACCTTACCGTTCAGGCCAGCAACTACAGTGCTGGCAGTCTCGGCCTTCGCTGTGGCATCGCTTGTTTTCGCGGTGAGGGTGTCGAACTTCTGAGCCGTCGCTTCCTTGTCGGTCGCTACAGCCGTCGCCAGAGAAGTGACATTGGCAGCGTTGGTTTCCACGGCCGCATCAAGCGTCGTGATTCTGGTAGCAGACGCTCGGTTTTCCTCCGCCCTCACCTTGTCATTGGTCACGATACTGGCTGTGTTTTTCCAGCCGTGAAGCGCATCGGCCATTGCACCGGTTCCATCATCTTCACGCCAGGCAGCCTGCAGCGCTTGCATCGTCGATGCCTGCGCCGAGACCTTGCCATCGAGGGTTTCGATCTGTGTGCTTTGTTGCTGAACCTGCAAGGCCAAAGCATTGGTGGTCTCAGCAATCGTCCCCATGTCATACCAGAACTCGGGGTTCGGAGGTGCCGTGCCGGCCGGTACAGCCTTGATCGCCGAAAACAGGCGACCATCGAGCCTAACCACTTCACCTTTGCCATACGGCTTCGCCGGGTCATAAACCATGGCATCGGTAATTTCACCGATCAGCTCTTCCAGTTCCTGCTTGGCCTGTTCGATCCGGTCGTTGACCGAGCCCTCCCCATCACCCGAGATCTTCCCGATTTCCTCCAGCAATTTCTGGCCGAGCGCGGACTCCTGGATCTTGCCGAGGAAGTACAGCTCGTACTCGGCCTGGTCAATACTCACCTGCCCATTGACCCCGTTCACCGCTGGAAACCACGGACCAACGTTGCCGGTTCGGTCGACCAGACGCGCCCAGAAAAACAGGCTGGTACCGGGGACGACGTTCTGCATTTCGTGGTTTGCCTGTGGGTAGGCAAAGTCTGCCAACTTCACGGCAGCGGCGAGGTCGTTGGTCTTGCTGTTCCAAATCTCGGTGCGCTGAGTATCTTCCGCACCAGGTGGAAAACCCCACTCAAGGCCGATACCGTAGACCTTGCTGACGGTACGCAGGAATGAGACCGCCGGTGGCAAGCCCTCCTTGCCTTTCAGGTTTGTCAGGATCGAGTTGCGCCAGATCGACGAGATGTCGAACGCGCTCACCGCGCGAACCCGCGCAACATAGGCGCCAGCGTAAATGCCGACCACATCCACGTTGGTCATTCCGGTGCGTTGCAGCTTGATCCAGTTGCCGCTGTCCTTGCGCCATTCGACGTCGTAGCCGACCGCGCCATCCACGGCGTCCCAGCTGATGGTCATGGTGGCCACGGCCAGCCCCTGCACAACCGATGAGGTCGACGAAAGCGTAACGCTCGCCGGCGCCGGAACAACGGTGATCGGAATCACACTGATCGGGCGTTCTTCCAGCCGTGCACCGGTATCGATGAATGCAAACTTGCTCGGCTCGAACTGGAGCGCGCTGATTTCATAGTCGCCCTCGGTGGTGCGCTTGGTGCGCAGCACGCGATACAGCGGGATCGCCAAGTCATCGGCGTCGATCGCCCATTGCAACTGCGCAACCGGCGGCTCGCTGTACGCAACCGTGACGGTCACGGCGCGGCCGTTGACGCTCTGCACTGTGCGGCCTTCGGCGCGGCCGCCCGGCAAGTTGATGATCAACCGATCGCCGGCTTTGGCTTGGGTGTCGCGATCGAGCGTAACCACCCGACCCGCCACCGCCGAGATCCTGCCGCCCACTTCACGGCCAGCTAGCAGCGAATCCGCCACTGGGATGATATGGCCCGGCAACGGGATCACGCCTTCCATGCCGGTCTTGAACGAGACGGTGCGGTCTTGGTTGTTGCTGAGGATCGCCCACTTTCCCCGGCGCTGGG